TTAGAGACCTAATTTTTTCTTCGACTTCAAATATTCAAAATTTGACCAAAGCACTGCTGCAACAATTACAACGATTCTCGACCATTTATATTGTGAAGAAATCGGTTCAATCGCAGCTCGCATCAAGTTTTGATCTTTGGTATGTAAATCTGCAAGAATATTTTGAACATGCACAATTTCAGCGACAAATAGCACTAAGCAGCCTGCAATACCAAAAATAATACTCCAATAGATTCTTGGGTTATTTTCAACAATACGGGTAAAATTTAAGAAAAAGTCTTTCATCGCAAAATCGTCCAACTAAGCCGTCAACAACGCGTTCTTTTCGGCAGCGCCGCATTCTAACACAGCGTTAGAATTTTCTTCCGTCCTATCTAAAATCTTAAGGTGAGTCTTTCCGCACTTTACTTTTATACATGAGACTTCTAATCTGCCATGCAAATATTGAATAATTTTAACTCACTTTATGAAAAAAATTCTTTGCTTATGTTTTATCGTGTTCTTACAAAGTTTGACCGCTTTATATGCACAAAGTCCTTCTGAGATTGCCAAACAAGAAGTGAATACACAAGGTCAAATTATTTGGCAAAAGCGACCTATCTTTAACTTCAACAATGACGATCTGGGCAATCAAAATCGTGACCTTAGTTTTAAATTGTATGTTTTAGCCACCGGCGAAGTTCAAAAAGCTGAATTAATCAAAAGCTCTGGACTTACACACATTGATAAGCGGGTTGAGCAGTCACTTTTACGTGCCAAGTTCAAACCTTATATCGAAAATGGTGTAGCCTCCCCCTTTGTTGCCTTACAGCCCTTCTCACTCAAGACCCTGAAAGAAAACCAAAGACCTTGGTGGAAAAAGCTTCTATTTATTTCGTAAAAAAAGAGCATGTTTCCATGCTCTTTTTTTAAACCTGTATTGCTAAGGCTTTTTGTACCGCTGGACGGGCCGTCAGTCGATCGATATAGTCTTTCACGTATGGATAATCTTCCAGCTGAATTTGCTGCCATTCATGACGCAGTGCCCAAGGCAGAATAGCCATATCTGCAATCGAATACTCTCCCGCCACAAATTTTTGACCAATCAACTGATGGTTCAAAACTTTATATAAGCGTTTAGACTCATTTACATAACGTTCAGTTGCATACGGAATACGTTCAGGTGCAAAACGACTAAAATGATGATTTTGTCCTAACATGGGCCCAAAACCACCCATTTGCCACATCAACCATTGTTCAACTTCAACGCGCTCAAACTCATCTTCTGGATAAAACAAACCTGTTTTACGTCCAAGATATTGCAGAATCGCACCAGACTCAAAAACTGAAATCGACTCTCCTCGTGGGCCATTCTGATCCACGATTGCAGGGATTTTATTGTTCGGAGAAATTCTCAAAAAGTCTGGCTGAAATTGATCATTTTCCAAGATATTAATCGGAAAAATTTGGTATTCCAAACCCATTTCTTCTAAAGCGATGGTAATTTTATGTCCATTGGGTGTACCCCAATAGTAGAGATCAATCATCTATATTCCTTTTTAATTTTCAGTAAGGCAATCTCATTTTGCTTTATGTATAACATGTTTAATCCAGTGAAAGCTTGTCAGTTTTTCTGAAAAGTAACGTTAAAATGTGAATTATAACTTTGCTTTTAAAATCACTTAAGGTACAAAAATTCAAAAAATATAATTTTTTTATAAAAATCCCTTGAAAAAAATCAGCACAGACCGATATTGATACATGTACAAGGATCAAACGATCTTGTTAGTGAACAGTGGATGCCAAGCATCACTGAACATTTCTTATTGTTACAACTTTGCTTATTAAAGAGAGTTCTAATTATGAGTAGTTTAAATCTTAACCCACTTTTCCGTCGTAGCATTGGTTTTGATCGTTTCAACGATTTATTTGATTATGCCATGCAAAGCGACACACCAAATTACCCGCCATACAATATTGAAAAAACGGCTGAAAATAGCTATCGCATTGTGGTGGCAACCGCAGGTTTTACAGAAGATGAACTTTCGCTAAACTTAGAAAATCAAGTGCTAAGCATTTCAGGTAAACCAACTGAAGCGCAAGATACAACTGTGGAATTCCTGCATAAAGGCATTGCTCGTCGTACATTTAAACTGTCTTTACGCTTAGATGAACATATAGAAGTGCAACAAGCCCTATATGAAAATGGTTTATTGACAGTCGACTTACAGCGTATTATTCCTGAAGAAAAACTGCCACGCCAAATTCCAATTGGCAAAAAGGCATTGATAGAAAGTCCTGTCCAAGAAAATAGCGCTGAGTAAACCCTCATAAAAAAAAGACCCTTCGGGGTCTTTTTTTTGAAAAAAATAGTTAAATTCGTAACATGATAAAAAAGAATTAAAATCATCCCATCTCAAAAATATAGTGTCTCGATTGCAAATTTTATGTTCTGATTTTTTATTCCAAACTAAATACTCCATATAGGTGTTTTTAATGAATCCTTGGTGGGTCTGGCTTACAAGCTGCTCATCTACTCTTTTTAAATTTTGGCGTATCTTGCAAAAAATAATCCTACTCTGTATTACTATCTATTTATATGAAATGTACTTTGTTCTGATTGCTTTTATGACATGGAATATACGACCTAATATTACCAAGATGAAAATCTATTGGAGGGTACTGAAAACCCCTATTTCACGGCCTGTTTTATGTAAATAGATCTCACATAGTTAGCTCAATAAAAAGCTTTGCTCACTTTATACCTACATTAAAACTAAATTAAAGCTGAATACAAATAAGATAAGTAATAAAGAATATTGAGATAATTGTGGGATATTGAGGGATAAGTTAGGATTTATTGGGATAGATTTTGAAATGTTTTTGCGTATGTTGCAATAGAGTTTGGGGAAAAATTTGGCTGCCGATGGTTTAATCCATGGCAGCCATTTTTATTACTCGTCTGTTGGTGTGATTCTTTCGACACCACAGCGTTTGCACCAGCTGCGTAGGTGGTTGATGATCATATCTGCGTGATGGCTGCTTAAAAACTGTAATGCACTTACACCGACCTTGTTTTCTATAAACTTAGCCAAGGCTTTCTCGCTTCCGTTTCGAACTTGGCCTGCGTTATACAATTCAAGCCATAGATGGCGTATAAGGCGGCTTTGTGGGTCGCTTGCAAGGTTATTTACGCCAGACTTATTCTTAGATTCAACAGCAAAACCGAGCTGTTTAAGACGATTCAGAACTGCATCCAGCTGTTGGATCGTCATGTCTTTAGAGCTGGTTTTACCTGTACAACTTTCAAGTACTTCACGGTATAGCTCATCATCAAGACCAAGCTGAGTTTTACCGACATGAATGAGCTGAATAAGCTTGGATTTTTTATTGAACTTCATCTTTTTCACCTCGCTGGGCTTCTAAAATTGATGGTGGTACGGATGTATCAATATTTTGGTCAATTACGGCATAGCATTTATATGTTTTAGAACCAACAAAGAAACCACCAAGTCGTTCACATTCTGCGGCAATTTTATTGTGAGCAACTGAGTCTGACCAAAGCCACGCAATTATGAAACCTAGAATGAAAGTCCCCATATCAAACTCCCGCCATTGCTTGGAATAAACCTAAAATTGCAAGAAATGCCAATGCTAGCGAAGCACCAGCTTTTAGCTTATATGCACGTTTTTCAAATACTGTTAGACCACCGTTATTGCATGTGATCCAAGCAAATTTTGCATCCTTAAAACAGGCCACTAGCCCCATTAAGAAAACTGCAAAATATGCAAGTACTGTTAGCCAATTCATTAACTCAGTCATGATGATCCTCCAATACGCTCATATTGTTTGCCACCATTCATGGCTTGATTAAGCTGTGCTGATTTTCCAGATTGTTTGCCTGCATGATAGTCATTGGCTGCGCGATCATTTAATGCTTTGCCTTTATTACGATCTTTAGGCGTGAATGATCCAAGTTTTGAATGAGTCTGATTCATATACTTTGTGATACGATCTTTTGTGTTGGCTGGTGTTTCAATATCTAGGCCAGTAATTAAATACTTAACTGAATCTACCCAGCCTTCACAGAATAAGTCTGCACGACGTACCTTATTTTTTTTAACAGTGACACGTTTTAAAGTTGTTTCAATAAAGTTCTTTCGCGATCGAATGACTTGGCGATAAAGCACGTCAAATGTATAAGAGGCAACTTCAGGTGCTGGATCGACACCGATAAATGTCCATGAGGCCTTGATTCCCCATGCGCTACTACCAGAACTGAAAATAGGTTTACATTGCATTGCTCTAGCAATCAGCAAAACTAAACTAGCTTCCCAAGCTTGTGGGGTTTTAGTCGCCTTGCTATCACAACTGGCTTCTACAATATCGAGCAAATCAGGATCAATCTGGAACTCTCGCATCAATGCTTGTGCTTGACGTAATGCAATCGCAGCCTCGTTTTCATTTGCTGATTTTGCCAATGCCAAACACTTTTTGATTTTTAAAATAGCTTCTTCTCGGGTCATGCTCATTACGATATCTCCTTAATACTTTGAACAACTTCGGGTGGTAATTTTTCTAAATCTTCACGTGTGATCATTTGCATTTCCTAAAATTTGGGGTAAAAAAATCCCGCCAAATGGCGGGACCTTTGGCAATTCAGGCTTTAGCCTGTGTTTCAATTAACAAAGTGTTTCTGGTTGGGCTATAGCGCGAACCAAAGCCATGATTCCTTGTTGAATATCTGTCTTAGCGATTGCGGCCCAACGTAAAGGTTCGGCAGCTTCAAAACGACGATACTCATCACATTCTTTAGAACTGCCTGAATAAACGGTGTAAGGTCTGCCTTCAAATTCCATTCCCTTAATCGAACGGCATGCTTCTGCAAGCTTGTATTCAGTATCAGTATCTAAACGTGCCGTTAGTTCTTGCTGTAATTTAAGCAATTCAGCACCAGTAGTTTTGATACGATTAATTAAGTCGATTTCTTCTTTAGAAAGTTCGCGATAGTCCTTTATTTTTTGATTTTCCATTATTTCACCGCCTCTTTAAGTGCTTTACCAGCTTTAAAACTTGGGACTTTTGATGCAGCAATTTGAATCTCTGCACCTGTTTTCGGGTTGCGTCCTGCACGCGCAGCGCGGTCTGTCACTTTGAATGTGCCAAAACCTGTTAATGCAATTTCGCCCCCCTTAGATAGCTCCTCAGTTACAACAGCCTCGAATACTTGTAGTGCCTCGGCTGCTTTGGCTTGAGTTAATTCAGCGCGTTCTGCAATTTGTTTGATAAGTTCAGATTTAGTCATGGTTTTTTCCTTTTCGGGGTTGGGGTTTAAACGCTTGCGAAATCAAGCGAAATGGGTTGGTATTTACCGTCTTTATCGCGTTCGTAAAAACGCACATAACTTTTGCTATCAACAATGTTGATACTGTCGCCAATGGCTTCCATTGCTTTAATCCACTTCGGATCGTCAATCTTGTGGCGACGTAGACCAAGGACACGACCTGTAGAAATCTTTCCTTCACGGTCAACTTGGAAAGCATCATTGATCAAGGTTTTGATGTGATCATTTGAATCTGCGGACCAAGATTGAATACATTCATCAATTAAAACCTTGGCTGCTTGAAGGCGCTCATCAAAGCGAATTGAGTCTTGGATCTGACGTACAATTTTGTATTGACCGTCGAAGCTATACAGCGTGATATTGCCTTTATTACCCGCAACCTGAGCACCATATTGCTCAAGTGAAAGGTCAATAAACGCTTCGATATCACCAAAAGCAACAGCCTTAAAATCTTTCAACATTTGACGTGTTGCTTTGACTTTGCCAATCAAGCTGCTGACAACTGCATCACGCTCAACATCAATCGGTTTGATGCTGCTTATTGGTACTAGGCGACCTTTGCTATCAGCTCGGTAGCCTTCGGGGATTTGGGTTTGTGCGTTCATATTCTTTTTCCTTACTTCATTGTTTAAGTACGTTTGCGGACCAATACATAATCGTTGCTGATCAACTGATTTAAATTCTTAGTAAACTCAGCACGTTTACGATCTGTCGCTTGCTGTTTAGCCCATTTATTAAAGGCCGCTTGTACAACCTCCAGTTCAAACTTGCCTTGGGTTTCTTCAAAAATTTCAAACTCTGGGTAGTGTTTGTTTAGCTCCGCATACTCTTTTGTTTTTCTAAAAAGATGAACAAAGCGCTCTATTTTTCCTCGGCATTGTGGATGTCTTAAATTCATGGCTTTAGCCCCTTAAATGTTTAGCTTGTGATTCAACACATGTTTGACAGTCTATACAGCGAGTTACACCACCAAGGGTTCTACGCTGTGCTGGAATTTCTACACCACAGTCTTCGCATTCAAAGTTACTGGTAGCGTTGAACTGAGAGCGTCCTTCAAGTGATTTCTGTAAATACTCTTCAGTGATTGCACTAGCTACGTCTGCAAAATCAGCCATTACATCCCCCAAGTACTGCTACAAAGGCAGTGCATAAAAGATAAATTGGGCAGTTGATCAGCATGACGTTGGTTAAGGTAAAAGCCATGTTAGACCTCCATGACTAGGTCACCAGTAATGACATCTGAGCCAAGTTCTGCTGCTGCGTTTAATGCGCCTGTTAAAAGGTTGCCAACTGCAAGTGGGTACAACAAACTTTCATGTTGGTTTTTACGGCCTACATTGCGGGTCAGTTTTGTGCAAATAGCATCTAAACCAGATTCATCAATAAATTCAGACAGCTTGCGATCCGCTGCTTTGCAACGATGTTGCAGGTAATCCACCAGCGTGGTTTGGGTAAAAGGTTCGAGGGTGACAATCTCGCAGCGCTGTACAACTTCACGGACTTCCTGATTGTTTTCAGCCAACTTGAGCTTAAGTTCGTCTTGACCAATCAGGATGATGCTCAGAAGTGGTGTGAAGCCATTTTTAAGTTCAATAAAACGTTTAAGATGCTTCAAAGTTGGGATTGGAAGACTGTGGGCTTCCTCAATAATAAGCACGTGGTGGTGTCCTGCACGGCTCGACTCTTTAAGCAAGCTATGAATTTGGCGGAAACGTGCTTCAGGTGAACGTTTTGCATTAGTGCTTGGTGCAAGTGCTGACAAAATTGCTTCAGCGATATGAAGTGATTTTAGTGTTTTGCCTTTAGCATCATTATCTTCAGTGGCTAAAACATAGGGTTCGATCAAAATGACAGGCTCGCGTTCGCGCTCAATACGATCATGAAGCTCTTCACGTAAGGTCGTTTTGCCTGAGCCAGACTGTCCAACCACTGCAATAAAAGAAGTATTACCTTTAGCAGCTTGCCACATGCTTTCACGCACATAGTTAATGTCGCTGTTGTTGAAAAGTTCTTCAGAACTACGGATATTTTCCGTAAAAATGTTCTTAAACAGCATGAATTGTTTTTTAGCTGCTGGTGTTAGGGTTTGTTTGCGTAGTAGCATAAGTTGCTCTTCCTCGTGTTGAGTTGCTGCACCCGCTGAGGCTTGGTCGTTTTCAGCTTCGGGTGCAGCAGTTAATGCTTGTTGGATTTGATCTGCGGCAATTCCTTTTGCTTCAAGAAGTTCAATGAACTTCGCTTGGAATTGTTCAGGGTTCTTTTTTGGTCGTTGACCATGATTTATAAAAAGATTGACGGTTGCTGTACTTACTCCCAGTGGTTTGCAAAGAGAGCTTTGCGAAATATCGTTATCTTTCAGCAATTTTTTTAGTGCGCTCATCGATCACTCTCCAACCACTTTTAATTTCGGTTTTTTACTTGCAGATTGAATTCGGTCAACCCAGAACTGAATATCAGCTTGTGGAACATTCCCATCTGAATATGTTGTTTTAAGCATGCTCATATATTCAGCAGTCCATGCATCCCCAACAAAACCTTTGATGGCTTTGGCTGCTTGAATATAGTTAAGTGGGGCAACCTCACGACGTTGGTTGGCTGTTGTCATTTGTTCACCAGCTTTAGGCAAGTACTCAGGGATGTGATGTTTAGTCACATGTGCATTCGGGTCGATTTGACCTTGATACGCTGGAGTACGTTTCTTGATTGCTTTGTCGACTTCTGCTTGTGTATCAGCGCCATAAGCTTGTTTCTGTATGCGCTTGCGAGATTTATCAATTTGACTATCAGGCATGCTTTGGATGTCTTCACCAATCGCTGGTGATTCTGCCAATTGTCCAAAAATGTCGTACTGATCTGGCTCACAGGTATAAATAACTTGTTCGCCTTGCTCGTTATGCATCAACACATCAATGTCAGGTGCGCGGTATGGATTTACAACCACATCGACTTTTGCACCGACATAAATGTTTGGAATATGCTTCACGCTATAGAAGTTTTCGCCATAACCTTTAATCGTATGTTGAACCGTTAAATCACCTTTAACTGTCCGTTCAATTGGAGCCGTGCTCACTAATTCCATGCACAGCTCTAATGTAGGAGCAATACGCAACTGCTCAGGGCGAATCATTTGCCAAACTTGGTTGCGAGTCCGTTTAGTACGGCTGTGAACTTTAGTTTCGTTAAACATGATGCGCCATTTGGCAGCATCAGCATTCAACTCATCCAAGCTATTAATCGTTTTGAATGTGAGTGTTGATTCATATTGGGTTTCGATTAAATTATTCGCTTGCTCAACTTGACCTTTTGCACGGCTGTTATGCGTTGCATGGGCAATAAATTCGACATTTAAACGTTCAAGCAAGTTTCTGAATAAACCTGATGTATTGGCAGAGCCTTGGTCTACATAAAAGATGAAAGGCACACCATGCAACGGTTCTTGCAAGCTACGTTTTTGAATCGCATTTAAAAATATGTTGGTCAGATTTTCACTACTTTCGGCTCCCCATACATATTCAAAATAGATTGATCCTGATGTGTGGTCAGTAATGACATAGCGAACCACACGTTCTTTCTCAATTTTTTTAATGTTGCCTGGTTTGTTTTTATAGAACTGACGTTCATCCATCACACATACGCCAGACTTAGGTAAGTAGAACACCACACAAATCGAAGCATCACATTGCCAAACATGATTTGGGTGTAATGATCGTTGTTGCTGGTGTGCTGATGGTGTAGTCAATTGCGTAGGGTGGCAAAAGAACTGTTTCATGGCGCGACTAATGGTCGCTGCTGAAACTTTTGGTGCCTTGCCACTATCACTTGCAATTTCTAAAGCAAGATTAATCGGCATGCGCTTTTTCCCTGTTTTACTGGTTGCTGCCAACACCATTCCGCCTACAAGCTCAGCTACTTCCTGCGTCACTACTGTTTTGCCTTTGTCAGAACGTTGTTTACGCCCAGACTTGTAACCTACAGTTTCTAGTTCGCGGTAAAGCTGAGCATTGCTAATCTGTAAGTGTTTGCATGCTGTTTCTGCGATGTTCTTTTTTGCCCCAAACTCAGCATTTGAGAGCTTTGTCGCAACTTCACGTAAGTAGTCTTGTTTTGCTAAGTTTAGAGACATGATTATTCTTCCTCTGCGTTAGGAGCTTTAGATGCAGCTTCTGCTTGAGGGAATAACCATTCAGGGGTGACCATATTTTCAAAGTCAATCTGAATGCCTAGGTTTTGTGAGAACTGGGCAATGCGCTGATATGATGCAACTACTGACTCATCAATACGGTCAAAGAGTTGATGAATACCTTTTTCATTGGCTAAATCCAATACACCGTTGATGGCATTTTGATAGCGCATGACCGCATTTAAAAGCATAAGACTTTCAGTGCTTATGGTTTCTAGAGCCGCCTTTTCTAGCTCTTGGTCTTCAGATTCAGCGCGTTTTTGAATCTCTACTGGACTATTGGCTTTGCTAAGATTTGCATCAAGTTCATTGATCTTGCTGTCTTTCTTCTGGATCAGTTGGTCTTTTGCAGCGTTATCAGCTTTAGCTTCACGTAATGCTTTTTTAAGTTCACGTACTGACATTGTTTCGATTGCATCAAGAGAAACATCACCAATGCTTCCGCCAGCATCAATAATTTCAATGTCATCATCGTCCAGTACCATTAGCTCAAGTAATTTTGTGCCATTACCTGATTTTTCCAAAAGCGACATCGATGTCGTTTTTGAAAACTTAAGGACTACAGACATAAAGCGCTGAGCTGTCCGTTTGCTAATACCAAGCATTTCAATGCGCTTGGAAAACTCGCCATGCGGGGTCATTTCTTTAAGAATGAGTAGACGCTTACCTAGCTCCATAACAGCCTCAACTGAGCGCTGTTGATAAAAGCGGATTTCATCTTCGACAGCACCTACTGTCAAAGAACCTTGATAACCCAACTGAGTAGCTAAAACCCCAAGTTTTTGAGCATGTTCGGAAACTGCTATTTCTGTGGCTTGTTGTTCTAAGTCCATACGGCTCACCATTATTAATATGCAACGTTGGTACGTTGTTCAATTTCTGCGATGCGTGCTTTGGCACGTTCCATTTCAGCGTTATGTGCTTTTGCAATCTGAATAAATGCAGGTCCCAGCGTGAATAAACCGTTTTCTTCCTGTTTGGCTAAACCTGCTGAAATCAAAGTTTGCAAAGCACGATGTATTTGTGATGGTGATTCATCTAGTTGCTTTGCTAAGTCTTGGTTGCTAAGCCCATGCAAACTGTGGCCGCGTAATGCTTTAAGTACTTTCAATACTTTTTCTGCTGATTTAACTGTGCTCATTTACGCACCTCAGTACCTGTATAAGATGAAAGTTCTTGGCGTAATATTTCGTTATCTGCTTCAGCCATGTACCAACCTGAAAAACCAAAAAAGGTAAGAAGCATAAAAATCACGGCAAATAAATCGTTTTTCATTGCTCTTGCTCCATGTGCGAAAATGTGCAAATATGTGCAAATTATTGAACAGGTGGTGTATCAACTGATTCACCTTTAGGGTCAGCCTTAAGTCCGAGTAAAACAGCAATTCTATGACCTTTGCCTCTTTTACATTTCGCTTGACCGTTCAATACCTTATAAACATCTTGAGGTTCAAAACCATTGTTAGATGCCCATTCTGCAAAGGTTTTGCCCTCTGAATCGAATTGTTTTCTAAGTTCATCTGGAGTTGTGACCATCATTTTTGCAACCTCTTTTTGTGCGGATTAATTCGATTTAAGTTGAATCTTATAATTGCTCAATATATTGAGCATGTCAATGTTAAATGATCAATATTTTGATCTTATTTGTGGTTATTGGAGTGTATTTTGAGCAATTTTACAGAGCGTTTACGTTTTGAGATTGATCGTGTTGGAGTGAGTGAGTTAGCTCGGAAGACAGGATTTGCCAGAAATTCACTCTATAATTGGAGTGAAAAAGGGAATATCCCTTTAGATAAGCTATTTGTACTAACCCAGTTTGGGGTTGATATGAATTATGTTCTATATAATGAGCGGTTAGCGCAAAATAATGAACAACTTGTAAATGAGGAATTTGGATTAATTCAAGTTCGTGCAGATATTGAAGTTTCTGCAGGTGATGGAGCTATTGCCGGCAATGATGATAAAGCTAAATATTGTTTAGCTTTTCGCAAAGACTGGCTGCAAAGTCGCGGGTTAAAAGAAAAAGATCTATATGTCGTTTTTGCTCGTGGTGATTCAATGGAACCAACGATTTCAGATGGAGACTCATTGTTAGTAAATACTGCTGAAAAAGATCCGCAGGATGGACATATATATGTCATCAGAAGTTGTGAAATATTGTGGGTAAAACGAATTCAACGGTTATTAGATGGGTCATTATTATTGATATCGGATAATAAAATTTACCCACCAATGCCATTAAAGCTTGATGAAGCTAGCGATGTTGAAATTATTGGTAAAGTTGTAAATTCGAGTAAGAATTTTTATTGATTTTTAAAGGGGTAAGTTATGAAAAAAACCAGCATAATTCTAAGCATACTGCTTATCACTGGATGTGCTCAAGTACCATTAAATAAGCAAACTACATCAGGGTATGCGGAAGGTGTATTTAAAAATGCTCAGCTAGAAGATATAAAAAATAGGTTTGTTTTTGCGTGTAATCAAAAAGGATATGAAATTAAAGAAGCGCATAATAACAAGGTTGTTTGTGCTAGAACAATGGAAGGTATAGGGGCTATCGGGACTCAACTGGCAATTGGTAATAGCTATTCAACAATACCTGAGGAATTATTAGTATTTCAGTTGGCTCGCCCAAATAATGACGTGCATGTTAGTGTTCGAAATTATAGGCAAACCCAAATGGCATTAGGTCAGATGAGCCGTGTTGAAATTAAAAATAATAAAACCACGAATTTTATGCAGCAATCTATGGATCGTATAGTTAGCGAGTATGATGCCAAGCAAGAAAAACCATTGGTCATAAAAAATGCTCCTCCAGCAATGTAATCAATATGGATTCTTACTAAAGATTAATTAAACATATCATCCCTTTACATCGCCTACAAAAACAGCATAATGCCCGTAAAAGGTAACGTTTTGGTGATGTTATGTCTAAAAAGGAACTGGGGAAACAAAGTAGACAAGGTAAAGCATTGTTACTCGATTTGCGTGACCATGCTTGTCGACTCTTAAAAAACATACAAGCCGTTGATGCAAGTACTGCGGATCAAATATCAAATGAACTCATGTACCAGATCAGTCAAGACTGGGGTGGTCAGTCTATTTACATCATTAAAGATGATACCTTCCACGCTGAAGAGCGCGATATTCAAATCTATAAAGAGTTCAATGGCTATAACCATTCAGAACTTGCTAAAAAATATAAGCTGACTGAAGTTTATATTTATCGGATTGTTAAGCGAATGGCAGAACAAGAGCGCAACCGAATGCAACCCTCATTATTCGAGGTCTAAAGTTTTAAAGTAGTTTAAAAGACCCCAACCAAGTTACCTATGAAAATGCCCTTAATTAATTCTAATTAGGGGCTTTTTTATGGGCGAAAAACTCGGTTTCGACCAGATATTTGAGCGTTGTATGGGGCACGAAGGTGGCTATGTAAACCACCCTAAAGACCCTGGTGCAGAAACAAATTGGGGAGTCACTATCGCAACAGCCCGTGCCAATGGTTACCACGGTGCAATGCGTTCAATGACACGCCTTCAGGCAAAAGAAATCTACCGTAAAGCATTTTGGGAACGTGCCAAATGTGCACAGTATCACTCTGCAATTGGTTTTCAGCTCTTTGATGCAGCCATTAATCATGGCATTGGCAATGCAATCCGCATGCTTCAACGTGCTGTAGGTGTAGCCGATGATGGCAAGGTTGGACAACTCACACTTGAAGCAATCAATCTCAAATCACTTGATGATGTACTTGTTCTATTCAATGCAGAACGTCTTGAGTTCTATAGCAAGCTAAAAACTTTCGATACTTTTGGTCGTGGCTGGAGTCGTCGAGTTGTAAGCAATTTACGTTATGCCGCTGGAGATACACCATGAAAAAAAATACACGTAAAGTTCCCCAGTCGGTCAAAGTGAAGCGTCGGATTGATGCGGCCTTAGCAGAACAAGAAGTAATGCATAAACGCCATATTCAAGCATTGCAACGCAAATATGGCGAACAAATCTCTCTGCTTGAAATTAACGCAGGCCCAGCGTCAAAGCCCTCTGTGATTGTCCATAATTCTGATATTGATTGGCGTGAGAATTCACAAAAAATTGCTGAAGTTGTTCGGAGAAACAAAAGCCAATTTTTACCAATCAGGAAAAGTGGGAAACGCTCAGGTTTAATCGTGGCTAACTGGCGTGATAGCTGGAAATGGCTAACGATTTGGGGTTCAGCAACCATCGTGGGTATTAATGCATTTTATGCATCACTTCCGCCTGAATTTATTGACTCTCTGCCCGAACATACTCAGTCCACCATCAATGTGATTGGCGGTATTGCTTTATTGCTAGGTCGATTTATCAACCAAAGTAAGCCTAAAGCATTACCACCTGCGGAGAATCAGGATGTTTGAGACTTTCAAAATTGGTTTTGGTGAAACCCAATGGTTGGTGATGACGGCCCTTGGTTTATACACATGGTTTATCAATAAGCAAAGTGCCTCTGCAAAAGAAATGCTCGATATTCGCTTACGTGTGACTGAGCTTGAAAGTGCAGTGAAAGACATGCCTTCAAAGCTCGAAATTGCGCGTTTAGAAGGACAAATCGAGACGGTTAAAACCCAATTAAATTCTGCCAATAGCAACATTGAGAAAGTACATGGCGGTGTTAAGCGGATTGAAGATTGGTTAATTGAGAAAAAAATGTGAGGTCGTATGAACTTTGAAACTAAATTAAAAGAAGAGATGCGCCTTGTGATGCTTCGCCTGTTGAATGAGTTGCCGTCTTATCGTGGAAACAGTTCAACTCTGCATAGTGGGTTAAATCACTATGGCTTGAGCTTTAGCCGTGACCAAGTAAAAACTGAACTGTACTGGTTGAAAGATCAAGATTGTCTTGATATTGAAATGGATAGTCCAGCTGTGGTTGTTGTGAAACTCACTGAGCGTGGACAAGATGTTGTGGAAAACCGCACTCGAATTCATGGCATCAAACGCCCATCTGCATGAGGTGGATTTATGTCAAACACGATTAAGAAATTACCCGATGAGCAGCGTCAGTTTGTTGAAAAATTACTGCGTGAAGACCGTCTAACACTCAATGAAATGTTAGATGAAATTCGTGCTGAATTTCCTAGTGCGACCATTCCCAGCCGATCTACCCTAGGACGCGCAAAGAAAAATTTTGCTGAAGAAGCAAAACGCATGCGTGAAATTCAAGCTGCTGCTGAAGTGCTGGTCGCTGAATTTGGTGAAGATGTCGACGATAAGGCTGGTGCATTACTTACTCAAGCCATTACCACCTTGACCACTGATATTGTTCTAACTGAATTAAAAAATGATGGGCTTGACCCTCTTAAACCTAAAATCGGTATTGATGATGTTGGGGCCTTGGCTCGTGCTTCACGTGCTGTAATTGCGACCCGTGGTATGACTTTAAAACAACGCCAAGAAATTGAGCGTATTGCACGAGAAAAGCTGATTGCAGAACAAAAGGAAAAACTCGAGGAGCTAGGCAAATCTGGTGAAGTAGATCGAGCAGTATTAAATAAAGTCATTAAAGCAGCTTATGGTCTGGAGGTTTAAATGAGTGAACTTATTTTACCTCCAGATGAGCTGATTTTACCCCCTGACGAACCGATTCTTAAGCTCTACGACTATCAAAAACGTTGGTTGAATGACCAAGCCCGATTTAAAGCAGCGATGTTTTCACGGCAAAGTGGTAAAACTTTTACCAGTACTTTGGAAATTGCACTTGACTGTGCCAAAGCTGAAGCTGAAAAACGTCGTGTACGTTGGGTAATTCTTTCCCGTGGTGAACGTCAAGCTAAAGAAGCCATGAATGAAGGCTTAAAAATCCATCTGAATGCCTTGAAAGCGGGTTATCAAGCCTACGAATATGATTTTGATGTGGACTGTCGTGCCCTAGAAGTTGAACTTCCACATGGCAGTAAAGTCACTGCATTACCTGCAAACCCTGATACTGCGCGAGGTTTTTCTGCAAATGTATTCCTAGATGAGTTTGCCATTCATAAAGATAGCCGTGCCATTTGGGGTGCACTATTTCCAGTCGTTTCTAAGAATGGCTTAAAACTTCGGGTGGTGAGTACACCTAAAGGCAAAGGTAATAAATTCTATGAAATTATGACTGCTGAAAGTGCGGTCTGGTCACGCCATGTCGTAGACATTTACCAAGCTGTTGAAGATGGGCTGGAACGAAATATTGAAGAACTACGCCAAGGTTTAAATGACCAAGACCTATGGGAACAAGAGTACGAACTAAAATGGTTAGACTCTGCCTCTGCTTGGCTTGATTTTGATTTGATTAATAGCTGTGAAGATGAACTGGCGGGTATTCCAGAAAATTACACAGGCGGCATGTGCTATGTCGGTGTTGATATTGCTGCTCGTAATGACTTGTTTGTGATTTGGGTGATTGAACAAGTTGGTGATGTGTTTTGGACACGAGAAATTATTACCCGTAAACGGATCAGCTTTGCTGAACAAGACATGCTTTTAAATGAAGTCTTTCAGCGTTACCGCGTGATTCGTTGTTGTATGGACCAGACTGGTATGGGTGAAAAACCTGTTGAGGATGCGCAGCGTCGTTATGGATCGGATCGTGTTGAAGGTGTTTTATTTACTGGTCCAAATAAATTGACCATGGCAACCCGTGGTAAAGAATGTTTTCAAGATCGTCGTATTCGTATTCCGCAAGGTGATGATGCCTTACGTGCAGATCTACACAAGTTAAAAAAAATCCTAGGACCTACGGGGACTCCACGGTTTGAAGCGGATAGCGATAGTGCTGGGCATGCGGATAGAACTTGGGCTGGATTCCTTGCACTGAATGCAACAGATGGTGGTTGGATTTCAGACACCATTATTACTGGTCGTCCACGCACTGCAAGCAAACTTTTAAAAGGATACCGTTGATGAAAAATCAAGGTTTATATATTGGTGGTGAGTTCCTCACATTCTCAGAAGCAAAAAAAAACCAGCCAAACATCAGCCAAATTGCCTCTCGCAGTACCGTTTCGGGTTTTAGCTCCTTGGGTGCTGTTTTGCCCAATCCAGATATTGTCCTAAAAAAAATGGGCAAAGATATTAAAGTCTATAAGGACATCAAAGCCCACCCTGTAGTCAAAGGATGCTTGCGTCGTCGTAAAGCAGCAGTTAAAGCGAAAGCATGGCGAATCGTTCAAGATCAAGCATCAGATCAAGTGTTTGGGCATATCAATAACATCTTTAAAAAATTAGCCATCAATAAAATCACAGGTGCAATGTTTGATGGAACATTCTTCGGATATCAACCTTGTGAAATCAATTGGGCTTACACAGATGGTGCTTGGTTACCAATCGATATTCAGGCCATGCCACCTGACTGGTTTTTCTTTGACGCTGAAAATAATTTGCGATTTAAAGATAAAAATGCGGGACAAGCTGGCTTATTGATTGAACCCCGAAAATACCTTGTGCCTACACAAGATGCCAGTTATGACAACCCCTATGGTGAACCTGACGCTGCACTTGTATTTTGGGCAACCGCATTTATGCAAGGCGGTTTAGAGTTTTGGGTGCGCTTTACTGAGAAATATGGTTCACCATGGGTCATTGGTAAATATGGCAATAATTACGATGAAGCCAAGCAAGAAACCTTGCTCAATAATCTGTATGCCATGGTGCAAGATGCTGTAGCTGTCATTCCAGACAATTCACAAATTGAGATTATCGAAGCGGCTGGAAAGTCTGCTTCGGCAGATATCTATGAGAAATTTCTCATGTACTGCCGCTCTGAAATCAACATCGCATTGCTGGGGCAAAACCAAACCACGGAAGCGGATGCAACCCATGCCAGCGCATCCGCAGGTTCAGAAGTCACTGCCGACATTGCCGATGGTGACTGTGAAATGACAACTGAACAATTTCAGCTTCTGATTGACTGGATCGTGGATTACAACTGGGGTGGCCCTTCACCACAGTTTGAGTATTTTGAAGACTCGAATGGTGGTACAGAGCAAGCTGAGCGAGACTCCAAACTGTATGCAGCTGGTACACGCTTTACCAATCAGTACCGCATGCGTGAGTATGGCTTCCAAGAAGGTGATTTGGCAGAGCCAGCTCAAGAGCCAAGTAACTCAGTCGCATTTTCTGAGTATCAACATGTACCACAAAACTTTGCTGAAGCGACTCTACCAACATTAGAACTAGCTGCTGCCGATCCACTGAATGATATGGTGGGACGTTTGCGTCGTGTAGTGCAATCTGCAAAAGATTTTCAAAATATCCAAGATGCAGTACTGGCTGAATTTTCAGAAATGGATTCATCGGAAATGGTCAAAGTGATGCAATTGGCAATGACCCTAGCAGAACTTGAAGGACGTGCGGAGGTTACAGATGAGTGAAATTAATACACGCTTGGCTGAAAGCCGTAAAATTATTGAAGAGTTTGAAAGTGTGGAAATGGCTGAATATGAATATATGGTTTCAGCCTCTTATTCAGACCCATATTGGGTTCGAGTCAAACAAGCTATTTTAGATTGTGGGGCAATGAATGAATAACTTTCAGCTCAAGTTCCAAGAGCAGATTGATTTTCTCAGTCAGAAAGTTAATTTGCCAACGGAAACGCATAATGAAATCACTTCACGTCAGCATGACCGCGCCTTTGTCGTTGCTGGAGCAATGAAAGCAGACTTATTGAATGATCTGCACAATGCAGTCAATCAAGCCATTGCGGATGGCCAGTCTTTTAAACAGTTTCAGGACGGCTTCGATGTCATTCTCGCCAAGCATGGTTGGTTAAGCAATGAAGATGAAGGCTATAAAGCATGGCGTGCTCGGGTTATTTATCAAACCAATTTAAGAACCTCACATGCTGCGGGTCGTTATAAGCAAATGACTGACTCTGAAGTATTAAAACGACGTCCATATTGGGTATATCGCCATAACAGCACAGAGCACCCACGTATTTTACATCAACGTTGGAATGGCTTAGTTTTGTTAGCTACCCATCCTTTTTGGCGACGGAATTATCCACCCAATGGCTATGGATGTAACTGTGGTGTAGATGCCATTAATGAACGCCAACTCAAAGCTATGGGCAAAACAGGCCCTGATGAGCTGCCTAGCTTTGATGATGATCGAAATGATTTTGACAGTGCTCCTGGTGCAAGTTGGTATCCTGATTTAGATAAATATCCCGAACCTATTGCTAAAGCATTTGTGTCCGAAAATATGAGTGATGGTGTGTTTGATCGCTTTATTGAGCATACGTTTGAAGCTGTCGATATGATTAAAAACTCAGGCATAGCTGAGTCTACCTTGGCTAAAAAACTTCGGGCAATCAGTACATCTGAGCAGTATCCAATTGCAGTTTTAACCGCACCACAAAAACAAGTGCTCGGTGTTAAAAGCCAAGTACTCCTATTTAAACAATCTGATGCTGTGCAGCAAATGGCAAAGTCTGCTGCGGGACTGAGTGGTGATCTACAGCACCTGTTTGATCAGGCGCAGTGGATTGTCCGTATAAGCAACACACAATTGCTTTTACATATTGTTTTCGGTCAACGCAAATTCATTGCTGAGATTCAACAAAGTAAAGATGGGCTATTCTTAAAATCCTTTAATACTGCCAGTGCCAGTGAAATTAATGCAGCAAAGAAATCAGGTACGATCTTGTCTGGAGCCTAAGCATGTTTAGTTATCAAATTAAAAGTGGCATGGTACTGGATGTGCTCAATCAAGTTGAAAGTACTTTAGACAATCCAAATCCGATGTTGGCTGATATGGGCGAGTTTTTAACGTCCAGCACCCAAGACCGTTTTAGGACATCTACAGCTCCAGATGGCAGCAAGTGGCAAGCCAATAGTCAAAATACATACCTCAGCCTTTTAGGGAACAAGCATAGCGATGATGATGGAAAGCTTAATGCGAAAGGCATCAATCGTGTTGCTAGTAAGAAACCTTTGGTGCAAAGCAATAATTTAATGAATAGCATCCATTATCAAATTAGTGGCAACTTGCTTTTAGTCGGATCAAATTTGATTTATGCAGCGACTCATCAATTCGGTGCAACCATCAAGGCGAAAAATGCGAAGTCATTAAGTTGGAAGGTTGGCGACCAATCCATCTTTGTTAAGCAAGTGGTTATCCCTGCACGTGAGTACCTTGGTATTTCTCTTGCAGATGAAACAGAATTGTATGCCATTGCTGAAGATCATCTACTATCGTAAATAATGCGATTTGAGGGCCGTATGAGGTGTAATAGCTAAAATGACCCATTCTCAACCTTAAAGTCGCTGTTTTTGGCTTTATAAAGGTTTATAAATATATTTTAGGGTTTAACTTTGAGGGTGATTTTAGAAATGGCAGATATTGAAGAAATCAGACGTATTGCTACAGAAGTTAGAACAGCAATGGACACATTGATTATAGAAAACAAAATTCCGCAGTGGTGTACGCCTTTTAAATATTTTCCAAATATCTGTTGTGGAGATATGAGTATCATTCTATCAACACATTTTATAAATTTGGGCTTTGATCATCCAGATTATATTTGTGGGAAACATTATGATGATGACAACATCAATTCACATGCTTGGATTCGGTTGAATGGAATTTGTATAGACATTACAGCCGATCAATTTAGTGCTGAGCAATATGACCGTGTGATTGTTGAATACGAAAAAGACTACCCATTATTAAACAAATTCCATCCTGATCGTGAAGAAACATCAAAATATACTATCGACACGGATATTCTTAGAAAAACGTATTCATTGATTCAAGAGCAATTAGAAAGGACCTAAACCTCTAAATTAGTTTAAAAGACGCGAAGTGCGTCTTTTTTTATGCTCAAGCCTCAAGAGGTTTATTTTGAGCAAAAGATGAAACCAATCAAAATTTTTAAAGTCGGCAAACATACCAGCATGCAAGGGGTTGTAAAAGACTATACCCGAGACATGCTGGCAACTTGTGTTACTGCTTATAACCCACAAACACATGAAGCCCCGTTAGTTGTTGGGCATCCAAAGACTGAAGACCCTGCGATGGGTTGGGTCGATCATTTAGAACTTTCTGACGATGGCTACTTACTTGCCTATCCAAAACAAGTTCCTGCTGAGTTTGCTGAAAGCGTAAATGCAGGAAAGCATAACAAAGTTTCAGCCAGTTTTTATTTGCCCGATTCACCAGCTAATCCGACACCAGGAAAACTTTACCTACGCCATGTCGGCTTTTTAGGTGCGCAACCGCCTGCCGTAAAAGGTCTAGGTACTGTTCAATTTGCTGAAAATGAAGATGGCGTAGTGGACTTTGCTGATTGGGGACACAGTCTTGCTGCTGACCTATTCCGCAAAATCCGTGAATGGTTAATTGACGAAAAAGGATTAGAAGATGCGGACAAAATCGTACCGAATTGGCTGGTTGAGTCGTTGCATGAGTATGCTGATCGCAATCCTACCGAAGTTGCCTCAAGTTTCGCTGAATTTGCGGAAAACATCGGACTTGTACTTCCGCAAAAAGATAATCCAACGCCTACCGTTGATCATGCTGAAGTTACCAAAACCGCCCGTGAAATTGAACTTGAACAGCAACTGGCACAGGCTAATGCAACGCTTACAGCGCAAAAGATTGCGGAACAGCAATCCGTGGCAAGCGACTTTGCAGAAAGCCTTGTAGAGGCGGGCCAACTTCCACCTAAAGTTAAAGATAAAGCGATTGCACTTTTAGTCGCTTCACAAGCAACTGAACAAGTGGTGAGCTTTTCTGAAGGTGAAGTATCTATTGCTGAAGGCTTAAAAGCCTTGTTGTCTGACCTACCAAAAATCGTTGAATTTCGTGAACACAACCCGAAACGACAGGTCGACCCAAAAATTAACAATCCTACAAACCCACTGATTGCTGACGCTGAAAGTCGTTCAGCACGTTAATTCTGACCAATTTTAGGAGTCAAACATGCCTAGTTATAACCAACCAAAAGTTTTGGGTGATGTGCTGCTTGTAGAAGTAAAAGCAGGTTGGACCAAACAAAACGGACTTTTATCTGCGACAGCCGTATTTCTTGCCATTGGCGTGGTACTGGCGCAAAAAGCCGATGGTGAATTTACCCCAATTGATTTTGCTGGTGCCGCACCATTAAACAAAGCTGCTGCTGTATTGGCGACCAATGTTGATGAATCAGCTACTGCACAGAAAGCTGTTTTTATTAAACGTGGTGCAACAGTAGCCAAAAACGAATTGATCTGGCCTGAAGGTACAACGGATGAACAAATTAAAACGGCTTTGGCTGAGCTTGAAGCTTTGGGCATTGTTGCTCAAAACGCAATTTAAGCCTGAACGCTAACTCTTAATTTATACATTCCAGTGAGAAAAAAACATGAATTTAGCTGATTTATTTACCGCATCAACGTTGACGAAAGCCATTAATGCTTTACCAAAGCCACCGTCAATGTTGGGTGACAAAAAGATTTTTAAAGTGATTCCAGTTAAAACACTGAACGTCACTATTGAATCGATTAATGGCCGTTTGGTGCTTGTGGCCAATACGGATCGTCGTGATGATCCAACACATAAAACCAATGATAAACGTAAACGTCGTACTTTTGAAATTCCACATCTGCCCAAATCTGGCACGATTTTACCTGATGAACTGAATGTTCAGGCCTTTGGTGATGATACAGGCCAAGGCACAGAACAAGCTAAAGTGATCAATGACAAGCTGCAAGGCTTAAAAAATGACATTGAAGCGACCAAAGAATTTCACCGTGTTGGTGCAATTTCAGGTGTGATTTTGGATGCTGATGGCACAACAGCTATTTACAACTTGTTTGATGAGTTTGGAGTACAGCAAAAAAACATTAATGTGCAATTTAGTGTTGAAGCCACAGATATTCGTAAGCAGGTTTTGGATGGCAAACGTCATGCTCAGAAAAAACTCGGTGGTGCAATTGTCCGTGAATGGGTAGCGTACTGTTCTGCAACTTATTTTGATGCATTAACAGCTCATCCAGCAGTTCAAAAAGCTTTTGAAAACTGGCAAGCCGCTCAAGACCGCATTGGTGGTGATATGCGTAGTGGCTTCTCATATGCAGGTGTGACTTGGATTGAATATGAAGTTGAAATTACTTCAGCAACAGGTCAGCCGACTAAATTCATTCCAGATAATAAAGCACGTCTTGTTCCAATTGCCGATGACTTATTTGCGACTTACTTAGGCCCTGCAAACTATAACGAAGCTGTGAATACCCTCGGTTTAGAAGTGTATGCCAAAGCTGAAGAGCGAAAAATGGGCAAAGGCTGGGACCTAGAAGCGCAATCTAACCCACTGTCAGTATGTACTGCGCCTGATGCGCTTGTAACTTTCACTGCGACATAACTGGAGGCATAAGCTATGTACTGTACGGTTGATGATGTTCTAAAACTTGTGCCTCAGCATACATTACGTGGTTTGACACAAGATGATCCAACAAGTGAAAACGTTGATGACTCTATCGTGGATGCTGCAATTAAATATGCTTCTGACAAGATTGATGCGGCAATTCGTGGTCGGTATCCATTACCACTTCCGCAAAAAGTTGATTTGTTAAAAGAGCTAGCACTCGATTTAGTTCGTCATCGGTTGTACAGCCGTCGCCCTGATGGTGGCGATCTGCCTGATGCTGTTAAAGACGGGAAAAAGTCTGCTGAGGCTGATTTGATCAAAATTCAAAATGGTCAGCTTTCATTAGGCATTGAAAACTCAAAAAAAGCTGTAGATGAAGCAGGCCCTTGGCGTGTTAAAGCCCCAAAACGTCGCTTTGATGGAGGGTTTTACTGATGGATGAATCGATTACTCAAGACATTATTGATGATGTCGTTGCTCGCTTAAAACAGCATCACCCGACTTTGTCTGTGGTTGAAACGCCTGATAATCCTTCAGCCTACGCACTTCGCCATCTTATTGGAGAAATTTTGGTGCAATACACCAGTAGTGATTTTGCCGAACCAGATAACACGGGTGGTAATTATCCTGGTGCACCTGCTGTAGATCGCCCCCAACGTCGTCGAGTCAATATTCAACTTACGCTTGTTCTAAAGTCGTTGACTGGTGCAAATGGCACCACAGTCACATTAGACCAAGTTCGAAACAGTCTTAAGAAATTCCGTCCACGCCATTGCCTGACCCAAGTCTACTTTTTGGGAGAAGGTTTTATTTCTGAAAAACAAGGCATTTGGCAATACGGACTCAGAACAGCCGTTGAGCTGTGGGAGAAATAACGTGTCAAAAGATGAAATTAAAACCGTCAAGGTGAAACTTTTAAAAGACCACCAACATGGGCAAATGCGTCATAGCGCAGGTATGGAAATTGAAGTACCTGAACATGATGCAGAGTGGTTAAAAAATTTAAAGATTGCAGAAGATGTTAAAGCTTCTGCGGTAGCGGCTAAACCTGTAGAGGAAAAATCAGCATGACCATGAAAGATTTTGCATTCCAAGGAAAGATCTACCTTGGTGAAAACGTAAATGGCCGTCCGCGCAACCTAAAATGGGTCGGTGACCAAAGTTCTTTAAACTTCGCTTTATCCATTGAAAAAGAAGAGCGAAAAGAAAACTGGTCTGGTAATAAAGGTACGTCCGTTGTCAATATTCAATCAAAAGCTGTTAGCCCAGAGCTCGTACTGCGTGAATTAACACCTGACAATATTTTACTAGGGGTACATGGCAAGCTGAATAAAGTTTCTGCTGGTTCAGTCACCAGTGAGTTATTGCCTACTGGGTTGGTTGCAGGTGAAATTATTTTGCTCGATAAAGGCAATATTTCTAATTTAGCCCTTACTGATAGCACAGCAGCTACACCTAAAGCTCTAGTTGAAGGGACTGATTACGCAATTGAATCCCCACACTCAGGGTTGATTAAAGTTCTCGGTGTGGCAGCACCTTTAACTCAACCATTTAAAGCAGCCTACAGTCATGGTGGCATGACGAGTGTTTCTATGCTGACCGCTCAACCACCCGTGCGTTATTTGTATATGGAAGCAATCAACACGGTAGATGGTCGTCGTGCACGTGTTCATTTGTATAAAGTGCAATTTGACCCTATGTCGCAATTGCCATTGACCAGCCAAACCTTGTCGGATTTTACTCTCAATGGAGCAACCCTCATTGATGCAGTCAATACGCTTGATGACACCCTTGGTGGTTACGGCAAAATCGAATGGCTAGATAATGAGGTCGGACCATAATGGCTGAGCGCGTAAAAACGGAAAGCCGTGAAACTTCAGCAGCTGAAAAAGCTGCTGAGGACTTAGCGGTCATGTTCCCTGACTCCAGTCTTACCATTGCTGGTGAATTGATCATTGTGGCTGAATATCCATTTATGCAGTGGTTGGAACTGAAGCCATTGCATACAGAGTTTTTAGATGAGCTAGCTGAATTGGTTGGGCATTCTGAAGAAGGTATTTTGATAGATGATTTAATGGAATTTTTTGAAAATCAATTTCAGCATGTGCAAGCCTTGATCTCTGCCAGCATTAGCAAACCTAAAGAGTTCTTTAAACCCTTAAAAAGCGCTGAAGTTGATGATCTAACCATGATTTGGTGGGAAGTAAACAAGCATTTTTTTTTAAGAAGCGTACAGCGAACGCTACGCAAGCAAAACAAAGTACTGCTCGATGGGCAGACATCTTCCAAACCCTAATTTCCAATGGCCATGATAAAGCAGCTTTACAGCGTTACACACAACGTCAGTTAGAGCTGTTTTATGCCTCCATTCTGCGTCAAAAAAATCATGCAAAAGCTGACCTCATAGAAGCAGTCAACCAAGGCTTTGGAGGCGGTCCCGAACTCTCTAAATACCTAAAAACACTGCGAGGTAAATAATCATGGTGAATAAAAACTTAAAAGTTGCCTTGCAAGTACAGGCCGACTTAAACCAAGCAAAGCGTGAGATTGGATCTCTTAAGGCTGAAATTAAAGACACCAGCAAGGTGGCAGATGCAGCAACAGCATCACAAGCCAAAACTTCGAAAGCTGTTGCTGTTACAGCAGATGAAGTCAAAAAGCTGTCAGGTGCAACCAATTTAAAAGATGGCGTAAAACAGCTTTCAGACTATGAAAATTGGCTCAGCAAAACATCTGTAGCATCCAAAAATGTCGCTGATTCTAACAGTCTGATTGAGAAATCTATCACCAGTCTAACGCCTCATCTCACTGCTTTAATTGGGCTTTCGGGTGGTTTTATTGCAGTTGCTGTAGATACCCTGAATAAAGCAGTTGAGCTGAAAAACCTATCAAACCTAAGTGGAACCAATGTAGAACAGTTTCAATATTATGTCGCTGGGGCGAAAAAGGTTGGGATTGAACAAGAAAAGTTAGGTGATATTTTTAAAGATACCCGTGACAAGGTGGGTGATTTTATTGCCACTGGTGGCGGTGAACTACAGGACTTTTTTGAGAATGTCGCCCCTAAAGTGGGTGTGACCGCTGAGCAATTTAAAAAGCTGAGTGGGCCTGAAGCATTGCAGTTATTCTTTAATACTTTGCGCCAAGCTGGAGTATCTGAAAATGAGATGGTGTTCTACCTAGAATCCATTGCCGATGAAGGCTCTGCATTAATTCCACTGTTAGAGCAAGGTGGTGCTGGGTTTAAAAAATATGGTGATGCTGCCAAAGAAGCTGGAGCAATTTTAAGTCAAGACACTGTTGAAAATGCCGTAAAAGCTAAAAGCGCATTAGGCGACTTTCAAATGGGCGTTGAAGGCGTAGCCAATAAACTGGTTGCCAATGCAGCTCCAGCCATCGTATTTGTTGCTGAAAATTTAGATGTGCTCGTTCGTGCTGGATTGATTGTTGCCTCTGTATTTGCTGGGCGAATGATTACAGCTACTGCTGCAACGACTATTGCATTTATTGCGGGTCGAATTGAAGCGATTAAATATCAAATGGCTTTGGCTAGTATGGCTGGTATTGCTACAACCACGGCAGCACGTTTGACTGCTTTAAGCACAGTATCTCGGTTACTTACAGCCGTAGGTGGACTACCAGGACTCGCAATTGCAGCTGCGGGAGTTGCTGCAAGTTTCTTGCTCATGCCGAGCAGCTCGGATGAAGCCTCTGATAGCTTAGAAGATCAAAGTAAATCAGTCGCGGATCTGGCTGAAGAATACAAAAAGTTAGAGGCGACCCAGCAGCGTGTTTTATTACGTGAAGCAATTGCCCAAACTGAAAAACTCACGGTTGCTTACCGAGAGCAAAAAAATGAACTTCTAGGATTGGTTGATTCAATTCGACATAGTTCCGATGTCAGTGATGAATCCAAGAAAAAAGCGGAAGCTTTATTTGAACAGTACCGCCAAGGCAAAATTACAGCGGGTCAATTGGCAACAGGCATCAACGGTTTAAAGGATGTGAGTGATAGCCTAAAAGGTTCTATTGATAAACAAGCAGGTTCAACCAATAAGGCAGCAATAGAACTCAATAAGAAAAATCAGGTGGTCTCTGCATACGGTGGTCAAGTTTCGTCAGCAAGGATTTTGACTGATGGTATGGGTGAAAGTCTTAAAAATGTAGGATCAAATGCAGATAGTGCAGCCACAAAAGTCAAAGGTCTTGGTAAGGCTTACGATGATTATGTAGCAAAGCTAAGTACTGCAACTATGGACAATAAAATGATTGCAGGTTCTATGCAGTCTGGATTGTCTGAGCAAGAAGCACGTATGCGTCAGGAATTACTTAACGCAAAAAATGCTGACCCTAAAGCGACTCAAACTTTTGGTGCATTAACACCTGCCGAAATTGCATCCATTAAAAGTAGTATTTCAGCTGAAGAAAATGTAAAAAATATTGTAGAGCAGCGCAAAAAACAGGAAGAAGCTGCCACCAAAGAAAAAGAGAAGCAGAAAAAAATTGCTGAACAGACGGCATCGATCAATAAAACAGTTTTGGCTCAATCAAAGCAATATGACTATGCAGCGAAAGAAAAAGCACGCGGTCTTCCAAATGGCCTGTTGTACGCAGTATCAACTCAGGAATCTGGTGGAAACCCTAATGCTCGTTCACCAGTAGGTGCAAAAGGTGCATTTCAATTTATGCCCAAAACAGCAGATCGTTTTGGTCTTTCAGATCGAACAAATGTGAATGCATCAGCCGATGCAGCAGCTAAATATCTCGAATTTTTATGGGAAAAATTCAATGGAGATTTAGACAAAGTCATTATGGCCTATAACGCAGGTGAAGGTAATGTTCAGTCTGGTAAGGCTTATGGGTTTAAAGAAACGCAAGATTATCTTGTAAAAGTTAAGCGCAATTTGGCGGCCATTAATGGTTTGAATGATGAAAATGCTCAAGCCAATTTAAGCAAAATGGTAGCGGCAGAAAATGAATTACAGAAGCAGCAAGTTCAACAAGAACAAAATCGAATCTCTCTCCGGGAGTCGTATTATTCTGATGAAGAAAAGGCACTTTCTGAACATAATAAACGTATATCTGATCTCAATAAGGCTGGATATTCAGACACTGAATTGAAAGCGCTTTTAGAAAAAGAAAATCAACGTTATGAAGATGTGCTGAGCAAACGGCCTGAAATTTTAAAGCGTATGCAAGACTCTCTAACTTCATTAAATGAAAGCTTTTTACGATCTTCAGATAATGACTTACAAGCTGATCTAAACGCTGTAGATGAAAAATGGAAGCAGCCTAAAGCAGACCTTGCAAGTTTGATGATGTCTGAACCCGATCCATTACAAGCCAATGAATACCAACAAATGTTGGTCAAAATTGATTTTGTGATTGATCAAGAAAAGCTCACATTGCAATTTAATGATGCAATGAAACAGCTAGAAGAATTGCAAAGTCTGCGCTCACAGCGCCAAGAGAATTTAAAAATTCAAAATGATGCGGGTCAGATTTCAAGATTTCAATATTCAGATGGTTTGGATGCAATTGACGCTGAGATGCTTCCCACTATGCAAACTTTAGCAGACCAAGCCAAGGTCTTGGCTGAAAATCTTGGAGATGCTTTTTCCGTTGCGAAAATTGAAAATTTCACTGCAAGTCTTGCAAATGTTGATACGGAGTCTAAAAAATTCCTGCCTACACTCGGTCAAATAGAGGAAAAAATTGCAGGCGGTATGACTGATGCAATTATGGCTTGGGCAGATGGTACACAGTCGGCTGGCGATGCATTCAAACAATTTGCATCTGACTTCCTCCGTGAAATTGCTCAAATGATTTTAAAACAGATGATTTTTAATGCGATTAAAGCGGCATCATCTGCTATGGGTTACTCAGACGGTGGATTAGTCACAGGCTTTGCTAGAGGTGGGTATACAGGCGCAGGTGGTAAATTTCAACCAGCAGGTGTCGTGCATAAGGATGAATTTGTGATTCGTAAAGAGTCCACTAGCCAACCCGGTGCAAAAGAATTTTTGTGGTCATTTAACCAAAATGGGATGGAAGCTTTAAACAAGTTTAAGGGTTATGCCGATGGCGGTTTGGTTGATGCACCAAATATTACGGTACCTGATATTCAAGCCCCGAAATTGAATGATCCTGCTGCTCAGATCGCAAGTGCCACCAGTTTTAACGCGAACCAAAATTTCTATTTGGTCGATGACCCAGCACGGATTTTAGACGTTCTTAAATCTGGTGCATCACAAGAAAATTTAGTGGTCATGATGTCACGGGACCCAGCTAAATTTAAATCTGCTCTTAAAATTGGTTAATTCTAACGTTAGAAAAAAGTTCTAAATTAGTTTAAAAGTCAAATTTCAGATACTCCGCCACACTAGGCGGAGTATCTGTTTTTGGACTGTAAAAATGCCTCATGCAATTGGTTACGTGGATAATAGTGGTGGAACGCTCGCTCACTATAAAATGCTTGAAAAAATCCGTGATGTTGCAGTGGCATCCACTTTTTGGGAGGTCATGCGTTATAACACCAGCGTTGCAAACCGCGAGCTTATCTTAAAAGGTAAAGGTTACACTGGTACTGAAGAAATTTATGTCGGTGTCCGGACCTATCAAGATGCGTCGGCAGATTATTACAACCTTTGTGTCGCTACATTTACAGGCTACGTACCATCCAATACTTTTGATACACAACCAGGCGTTAGATTGTCTGGTGTCCCTGCACATAACCAGCGTATTGATTACTGGTTAACAGTGAATCCGCAACGGATCGCCTGTTGTATGAAAGTGGGTACGCCAGTTTATGAGCATTTCTATATTGGAAAATTTTTTCCCTACGCACGTCCTTCACAGTACCCATATCCGATTGTATGTGCTGGCATGCTCAGTGGAGCTGCTGCTACTCGTTACTCAGATACTTCGCATTCTATGCCGTATAAGGGCAACCGTGTGAATTTAGGCATGCGATTCAATACTGGTGCTTACTTACAGCCTGAGATGCACCCATGGAATAACAACTATTTGGCGGGAACCACCCAACTACGTGACACCAATGATTCTTATCCATTGTTACCAGTCATTTTGAATGATGCAAATGGCATTTATGGTGAATTGGACGGTATCCGTTACATCAGTGGCTTCAATAACGTTGTTGAAAACACTTGTGGTTCTGATTGGGTGGTTATGCAAGATGTGAGCCGTACTGGATTTACAGATTACATCGCTTTGAAATTGGATGCATAAGGAGAAGAAAAATGGCGTATTACAGTGGGCAAGCTACGAGTTATCAAGAACTTTTGGATGTTTTAGTTGCTTCATGTGTAGCTGAAGGATGGACATGGGCTGATGGCATACTTAATAAGGGAAATGCCTTTATTGCTGCTAGCTATAATCCAACACCAGTTACCGCAAATGGCAGTGGTCTCCAATTTCAAGGAGGAACAGGAAAGTCAAATGGGACTCTGATCAATGCTAGTTTAACAAAAGTTCGTATTGGCCCTTTAAATACAGGGACTTTTGTTCCAGCGCCATCATTTCCACTGCATTACCATGTTTTTATTTTCGATAATCCGAACGAAGTCTATTTAATTATAAAATATGACATCAATCGCTTTTTCTTTGTTGGTTTTGGATTATCAACTACACAAGGTAGTGGATTGTGGCTATCAGGTAGTATGGGGTTACGTTACTCAACATCTTCGGGTACGAGCGGTGGACACATCAGTATTTCAGCAGAATCTGGTGGTGATTCCCAGTCATCAAGTTATGCTCGAGCTACAGGATTTTTTTGGCAATCCTCAGCAGACAACAGCATTCAATGTGTATGCCAAACAATTTATACAAATGTTGATGCAATTGGTTGGACAGATAATAATTTTTTTACGCCCGCAAATCGAAAATTAGTACCGCTTATCAGTAGATCCCCATCAAACTGGTCTAATGAAGCTATTTTATTACCGATTGAACCAGTTCTCACTCGTTCCCCCAATAAAGCATCAATTTTAGCTAAAATTGAAAATGCACGATATTTAAGAATCGAAAATTTAGAGCCAGAACAAGTCTTAACACTTGGCAATGACAAATGGATGATTTTTCCTTTTCATAAGAAAAATTCTAGTGTGCCAAATGGAGGTTCTACTATAGATCATAGTGGGACCTTTGGCTGGGCTATCAGATATGATGGGCCATAGGAATATAAACTATGGCAAATCTCAGTTTTTGGCTTCCCCTAAGCCCACTTAATCCAGATCATAATCCCTTAACCACTGTCGATTTTGAAGGCTTTGTGGGTGAACAATGGTATCCATACCATGAGTCCATAGTATCAAACACGCCTGTTTTTGCACTCACCACACATTACCCTGTAGAAGCCAACGGCCGTGCAATTCAATATGTCAAAACCAATAGCTATTTTGATGACTTTTATAATCGCATTCATATAGCACCAGCCACATTAGAGCTGGGTAATGTTGCTTCTGAGCAAGTCAGTACAGTTAACCTTTGGAATGCATATCTAACATCCAAAGTTCTTCAAAGCATTGACGGTGTTGAAGAAGGTTTAAGTGTGTCTGGGCAAGCTAATCCGCCATTTACATTTAACGCACTACAGGAACGTGCTTGGAATGTCAGTATTTTGCCAGATGGCCCAACCACGATTGATACCAACTTGGTTTGGCAGTTTGGTGACGACCAAGCGCTATTACATATCACGGGTACACGTATTGTTGCTTTTGGCTGGTTGGTAGATTGGTCAAAACCTGTTACTGAAACTTTGCAATGGCTCACCGATATTTTGCAAAGCAAAACAGGTCATGAGCAACGTCGTAGCTTACGTTTATCGCCACGGATTCAGTTTGATGCGGAACTACTGCTATACGATGCAGAGCGCCAGTTCTTTGACATTGCCATGGTTGGCTGGGGTGCAAAAAACTTTGCTATGCCCATTTGGCCACAACAGCAATGGTTAGAAACAACCCATGTAACGGGTGGCATGATTATTTATTGCGATACGTCATATCGTAATTTTAAGGCCAATCGTTTAGCGATATTACGTGGTCAAACTGCTTTTGATAATGAAACAGTAGAAATTGAAAGTGTACTGTCGGATCGCCTGATTTTGAAACGTCCATTACAGAAGTCATGGGCTAAAGGTACATGCCTTTCTCCAGCCATTACCGTTCGACTAAATGGGCAACCAAATTTACTCAAACGCACGGATCGTATGATGCGTACAGCCATTTCACTAACTGCGACTGAAACACTAGATCATACCGAACAGATGCCGTCTACCTTGTATCGAAGCTACCCCGTATTGGAGCAAGTCCCCAATGAGAAAAATGATTTAACTCACTCTTATGAGCGGTTGTTATCGCAACTAGACAATAAAACGGGGCTGGTATTGCAAAAAGATCATGCTCAGGAAGCCTTTGGTTTATATCAGTACGATTGGATGACTTACGGCCGTCAAGAGCAAGCCAATTTACGCACTTTATTCTATGCCTTACGTGGCAGTCAAAAGGCCCTTTGGTTGCCAACCTTTAGTGATGATCTAACCGTTAAGTCGATCATTGTTGCCAGTGGTCAAACCTTAGATGTGCAATGGTGTGGTTATAGTCGTTTTGCTCAATCACATCTGGGGCGTCAAGACATTCAAATCAGGCTGAAAAATGGCACAGTGCTGTACCGTCGCATCACGTCATCCACGGAATTGGATAGCAATACCGAACGTTTAGCAGTAGACCAAACTTTTCCCGTTCAAATCTTACCGACAGACATCATTCGTATCAGTTTTATGAGCCTTTGCCGCTTATCTAACGACAGTGTGGTGATTGAACACCTGAACGATAGTGATGGTATTGCCAAATCATCGGCAACATTCCGTGGAGTGCGTGAATCATGAGTTTTGCAGAATTTGAAACATCTTTGCAAAACGGACGACCTGTCCGCTTATATCAGTTCCAGCGTGGTCCATTGAAATGGGGCTATACCAATGCAGATCGGAACATTAGCCATCAAGGTATTACGTTTAGAGCACCTGTAGGTGGGATTTCTGATGATGGTATCCGTCAAACGGAAAATACAACTTCAGACCTTCTGACTCTCACGATGTCTGCTGAACTTGATATCCCTAAAATGTATCGTATCGTAGCACCAGCTCAGACCATTAGTGTGACCATTTTTGATTTGCATTATGGTGACAATGGTTTTCTCGTTGTTTGGATGGGCATGATCGTCGGGGTGAAATTTCCGAATGATTTTACAGCCTCAGTGCAATGCCAGACTTTAGCTGCATCATTAGAACAAACAGGTCTGCGTAAAACATGGACACGCATATGCCCACATCAACTCTATAACCCCGACTGTGGTGTAGCTCGTAATTCCTTCCGCGTCGATGGACAAATTAATTCACTTGATGGGGTCAGCATTAATTTCCCTTCCGCAGCAGCTAAAACTGATGGATGGTATTCAGGGGGATATGTCGAATGGACCAGTCAATATGGCAGTGAGCAACGTGGCATTGAATTACATCAAGGAGCGGTGCTGTCTTTATATGGCGGCACTTCAGGCTTAGCTGCTGGCCAAATAGTTGCTATTTACGCAGGTTGTAATCGTCTATTTACGACCTGCCAAACAAAATTTAATAACGTCTTAAATTATGGGGGTACACCTCATTCACCAGGCAAGTCTCCATTTGATGGCACACGAGTATTTTAGGAGCAAACTATGTGGATTCAAATTGCTCTATTCGTAGCATCATTAATTATCAGTTATGCATTACAGCCTAAACCACTTCAGCCTAAAGCAGCTACGATTGATGATTTTGACTTACCTACTACAGAAGATGGAACGCCTAAAGTCGTCATTTTTGGTGATGTTTGGCTTACCTCCTGGTGTGTGATTGGTTTAGGGAATTATCGTAATAAAGGCATCTATAAAAAGCAGAAAGGCCTTTTTGGATCAAAACGAACCAAGACAGGCTATCGCTACTTTATGTCATTGCACATGGGGGTTTCTTTAGGTCTTGATGATTTAGTTGAAATTAAGGTCTCAGATAAAACAGCATGGAAAGGCACGATTTCAACTGCTAACCGCAGCACGATCAGCATCAACCAACCTAATTTATTTGGTGGTGATGAAGCTGAAGGTGGAATTCAAGGCAGCATGATCATTATGCGTGGTGCAGCCGATCAACCCGCATTAGCAGAGTTGGAAATGATGTATGGCACAGTCATCAGAGAAGGCTATTACGAAAATGTTGGGGTTGATTATCCTGGTAGTAAAGGTGACTGGGTACCACCCATTATTGAACCAGCAGCTGTGCCAGCTTATCGTGGTTGTGTAACGTTTTTCTATGATGGCTTAATCTGTTCAAACTCCCCATATCCTAAGCCGTGGTCATTCCGAGCACGACGTACAATTTCTAATTGGGATGGTGCCACTTGGTATCCTGAAAAAGCTACGATTTGGATGAGTAACAACCAAATTAAAGCCATGAACCCTGCTCATATTATTTATGAGGCTCAAACCAACCGTGTTTGGGGGCGTGGTTTTGCTTCAAGTCAAATTGATGTCGCAAGTTTCAAAGCAACAGCGGATCAACTCTATACTGAAGGTTTTGGCTTATGTTTGGCATGGCGTAGACAAGACAGTATTCAAGCATTTATTCAAGAAGTCCTCGATCATATTGGTGCAGCGATGTTTGTAGATCGTATGACAGGGCTTTGGCGCTTAGATCTAATCCGAGATAACTATGATGTGGCGACATTGCCAAGCTTTAACTTCAGTACAGGCTTACTTCGTATTGAAGAAGATAATAACGCATCAAATGACTTGGTCACCAATCAAACCATTATTTCTTATATTGACCCAATTACCAATGAGTCACGACCAGCACGGGCTGAAAACTTAGCCGCGATTCAACGTCATGGCATCATTTTGCAAAATAAAAATTATAATGGTTTACCCACTATAGATATCGCTGGACGTGTTGCAGCGCGTGATATGAAGGTCGCACAAAGCGGTCTGAAGCGCTTTAAAGTTGTATTAGACCGACGTGCTTACGCGTTACAGCCTGCATCAGTATTTAAATTGGAGGTTCCAGAACGAGGTATTGGGTCAATTGTTGTACGTGCCGTTAGAGTTGAACATGACTCTATAACCAATGGTGAAATCACAGTAACTGCTGTTCAAGATGTCTTTGGTTTACCCGCTACAAACTTCATTCAAGACCAGCCCAGCTTATGGCAGCCACCTAATTTAGATCCTGTACAGATCACAATAGTTAAGCTGTTGGAAATTCCATACGCTCAATTGCTGGAAAACTTCACCGTTGAAGATATTGGTCGCATGACCAATCAAGCTTATCTCATGCCTTTAGCACGTAAGCCAAATACACTTCAGCAAGATTTCAATATATTGGCAAAAACACTGAGTGATAGTGCTTATGTGGACGTTGGCGAAGGACAGTATATTTTCAATGCCTCATTGGCTGAAGCTGTGCCTCTTGGTGCATCCTCTGTTTTGGTTACGCTCACGCAAACTATAGATGAAAGTATTGTCAGCGTTGGTCAATGTGTATTGATCGATGATGAAATATTTAGAGTTGATGCAGTACTCAACACAGGTAATCAAGTCATGCTTGCACGTGGTTGTATTGATACTGTACCAAAAGCGCATAGCCTAAATACTATGGTTTGGTTCTATGGTGATGTGGCGACAGCTGCTGAACGTTCTTTCACAGGTGGTCAGGTCGTCAATTTAAAACTACTTTCAAGAACAACCACTGGAGAATTCAGCGAAGCCTCTGCCAATGCATTGAGTATCACAGGGCAAAACCGCATTGCACGACCATATCCACCCGCCAATGTTTTGTTGAATGATCTGTCTTATCCAGCAACGCTTTCGGCTTTAACTAAAGTATCTTGGCGCTATCGTAACCGTGTCACGCAAGGCACAACGATTGTGGATCAGCAAGCTGCGGCATCTGCACTTGAAGCTGGTGTAACGTATTACATCAAGCTTTATAAAAAGACATCCAGCGGTGGAGCATTTACACAGGTGGCTGAGAAAAGCGGCATGGCTGATTCAACGATCTATATCAACCCAGTGCCAGATCAAACAGGCACAACATTAATCGCCGATTTTAGTAATGCCGTTGCAATTCGTATCGAACTTTATGCAGTGTTGAATAGTTTTGAGAGCCTGCAAAAGCATGTGATTGATGTGGATATTGTCGTATAGGTGGTTTTAAACCAGTTTAAAAGATTTGCTGGCGAAGTAAGTCTACATTCAAAGTTCTTTAATTATTTAGTTTTATCAATTTTTAGGAGATAGAAATGTGACTGAGAAAACGTTAAGCATTGCGACTGTGGCGACTGGTGTGCTTACTACTGTAACCAAAGGTCGGACCATCTATCAAGCTGCTGCAAATGCCATGGATGCTGTTGAGGTTCAAGGCACCTTGACTGGTGCAAAGAAGAAAGAAGCAGTCATGGCATTTATTAAAAGCATGGTTATTGATATTGGTTCAAATTGGGATGTGTACGAGAAACTTATCTCAACTTTTATCGATCAAATTAAAACAGCCTACAACGCGGTAAAAGATCTATTCAAGTAATTGGGTGGAGATAAATACTGGGAGCTGCTCATTGCGTCAACAATAAGCAGCTCTCATGACAGGTCTAGTGTCATAAGCAAGCCCAGCAATCGCGATCACGATTGCTCAAGCATACAAAAATGAAAAGCTTTTGCACAAGGTGGAACTGT